AAACCTACAGAACAACATCAACACAAAGGCACCAGCAAGCAACCCATATGCTTACACAGGTATCAACCAGACAGTTTATTTCTGGGACGTCCATGCAAACGGTACTATCTGGTCAGGTAACGATATTTGGGCATTCGCTTCAGACGAACGCCTGAAAGAGAACATCGAGCCAATCAAGGATGCACTGAAAAAGATCCACATGATTGCCGGTGTGATGTACAACTTCACTGATGAAGCGCAGAAGCTGGCTGGATTTGATCCTAAGCGTCGCCACATGGGCTTCCTGGCTGGCGCAGTGGAAAACATTGCTCCTGAAATTGTTGGTCCTGCACCATTCGACATTGACAAAAAGACTGGCAAGTCAATCAGTGGTAAGAACTACAAGACAATTCAGTACGATAAGGCTGGCCCATTGATGGTAGAAGCCATCAAGGAGGTTGACAACAAGGTTGAAGCATTGACTGCAAAGATGGATGACATGGAAGCAAAGCTTGCTCGTATGATGGAGTTTATGAATCGCATGATCGGAGATGGTAAATGACAATGCAAACATCTGGACCAATTAGCATTGGTCAAGCAGAAAACGAATGCCAAATTGGTGGCCAAGTAGATGCCGCCAATGGCACGTTGAGTCAGCTAGCTGGTGTGGGTTCAGGCCAGACGTATGCCTGGAGTTATTGGTATGGTAAGTCGCATTTGACTCCAATCAATAATGTGTTGTTTGCTTCTGCATCCGTTCACGTTGACCGTGACTTGTTCCTTTATGTCAACTTGCGTACTGGTGCAACATCATGGAATGCAAACGGTAACAACAACCCAACATTGAACTGGTTCACACAGCAATATCCGTCGGTATCTCAGGCGGCGTTGTATAAGAGCTGGAACGCCAGTATTGTCTTCCAGGCCGGGTCTACTGGTGTAATTTTGACAATTTCACAGCAACCGTCACCAGCTAATGATTACACAGCATGTATGCACTTCGACGATAACGGGCCATCGGGCGCTCACGATGTGCAAGCTGGTCTGTATATTACGTTTGGACAATGACAAAAGGGGAGCAATTGCTCCCCTTTTGTTTTTCAGCTAACAGCCCTTAGACTGCCATATCTGCTTTGATAGGCGGATGGTGCTGATAACCATCCAAGCGGATATCGTTCATTGTGAACTTCGTAATGTCCTTGATTTCAGGATTCAGCCACAGTGTTGGTAGTGGCAGAGGTTCACGGCTAACTTGTTCCTTCACTTGTTCCACGTGATTGGAGTAGATGTGTGTATCTCCAAGGATATGTACAAACTCGCCCACTTGCAAATCGCAAACTTGTGCAAGCATGTGGGTAAACAGTGAATAGCTGGCAATGTTGAATGGAACACCCAGGAACATGTCAGCAGAACGCTGATACATTTGGCATGACAGCTTACCCTTTGACACGAAGAATTGAGCAAACATATGGCATGGCGGCAAAGCCATTTGCGAAAGCTCACCTGGATTCCATGCAGTCAGAATGTGACGACGGCCATATGGGTCTTTCTTGATGCCGTCAACCAGCTGCAATAGCTGATCGGTGTGGCGAAGCAAAACGTCAGTATCGGTAACAACTGGTGATTGCCAGTCACGCCATTGCACGCCATAAACGCGACCAAGGTCACCTTCACGCTTTGCCTTAGGCTTCCAGTATGTTGCTTCCGCATTACCAGTCCAAATTGTTTGCTTATCAGTATGGCGATCACCGTGAAGGATTTCCTTCAAGCGCTTTTCATCACCACTACCTTCAATGAACCACAGCAACTCAGAAACGCAAGCCTTCCATGCGAGCTTCTTTGTTGTGACTGCTGGAAAACCCTTTGATAGGTCAAACCGCATTTGCTGGCCAAACAGGGCAATAGTGCCTGTGCCAGTACGATCCATGCGCTCATCGCCTTCAGCAACGATGCGACATAGCATTTCAAGATATTGTTGTTCTGGATGTGTCATATTTTCGGTCTCTAATTTCATATGTGATGTCGAAGTCTGCACCCTTTGTCGTATGCGTGAAGAATGGCTCATCGAACTCATTTTCCGCCAGATCGAGGTTTAGGAAGCAGTCTCCTTCGAAGTCTTTGCCTATACGAGTGACGTATAGACGATTTGCCAGTCTCCTGAACAGCTTATATACCTGGGCACCACCCATAACCATAAGCTCTTGGTGGTCCGGATAACGCTTCCTAAGGTCATCAATGATTTCCTCTGGCGTTCCTCGGGCGAGATGATCTGGTATAATGGATAGATCGCTCTCCAGGAAGTCACGGTCGGTACCACGAGTCATCACAACATTTACGCGATCAGGAAGTGGCTTCTTTGGTAAGCTCTTCCATGTGTTGTTGCCCATCAGGACAATCTTGTCCTTTGTATGGGTTTTGAACCACTTCATGTCTTCTGCGATTCGTGGCCACGGTAGTTCGTTATTATTGCCAATACAGCCGTTATCTGCAATGGCTACGATAAGTGAAATAATCATCGTCTAGGGAATGTTTTCAGCACAGCATTGAATTTATCCTCAATGCCAGGTACGGTCAATTTGAGCATCATCATGAAGTCCGTCCATGTATCCTGGAGGTTTTCGTTTTCCTCCACGGCCTTAATCAGTACGCGATACAGTTCTGCTTCGAGAACACGAATGTTTAGTTCTGCCTGCAGAGTTGCATTTTGTTGCTTTTGCATCATGTATGCTGAATTTGCCTGTTGGAATTGTTCCTTGGTGGCGTTCAACATATTGGTTAGTGTTTCGATAGTGTGATCACTCGGGTGCATTCATACTCCTGCTTCTCATTATTCCTTCAATTTGTTTCTTCACTGCCGCATATCGATCTGCGTCAACAAGCTTGAATACAAATAGAAGTTCCTCCCACTTTGCTTCGATCATGGGATGCTGTATCAAGTCAATGACCGTGTCATACATTGATATAGAGTTATGGACTAGACTTTCTTTCATATGAGCATGGCGATTCTGTGCTTCGAGTCTGTCATGCGCTTTATCAAGTTGATCATACTTTTCACGCCAGTCGATGACTTCAGCCATGAGACGAGTTACTTCGTCTCCAGCCAGGCGTTGTTCCAGATCTTCATATTTGGCTTTCCAACGTTCAGCTTCCATCTTAGCTTCAACCAATTGATGGTATAGATCCATACCAACATTGATATCGTTTGCTTCATTCTCGGTCATACTTCGTATTTCCGATAGATGGGAACTTTTAGATCTTGGAATTGCTTTTCGACTTCAGGCTCAACAAGCTTGAGCATCATGAGAAAGTCCGACCATTGATCGGCTATATTTGGATGTTTCTTGACTAGTTCTTCGATGTGGCTATACATAGCAGCCTGCGACTCACAGACAGTCAATTTGTCCATGAATCTGTTGGCTTGCTTCTTTAGCTCGTCGATCGATTTATTTAGGTCTGAGATGATCTTGGCTTGTTTCTCGATCATCCGTTCTTGGGGATCTTGCATGAAAAAGTCCTTAGTTTTGCCAAATTATATGGCATCACTAAGGACTTGTCTAATTACTCTAGCGTAATTGTTACTTCTTGAGTCTTGCAGCGTCTAGAACTTCGTTAGCTCTAGTCAGAACAGCATGGCGAATCTTTTTGACATCTAAGATCACACGCACATCCGCGATCTGATCAGGTTTGTCTTTCATCATTTGTTCCAGATCAGCGCCATCAATGATCAATTCTTCGCCCAGTACAGTGCGTACCTTGGCAAGCAGAATGAATTCTGCAGGAATTTCTTCCGTATCAATTTGGCTGATAATTTCGTCGAGGATGTCAGGCTTGCTCATGTTGCTCTCCGCAAAGTGTCCTCTAGTATTTACTTGACGGTTACCCATTATTATGTACCAAATTAATAGCCCGACGGTATGCTTCGTAAAGCGCCTGGACTTCAGGATTTTGTTCACGCAACAATTGTTCTTTGCGCATCTCTAGTAAAACATTATGGCATGTGGCAATTAATTGCGCAACGTAATCTTCGGAGACATATGATGTCCCTTCGAAGTATGCCCTGATTTGCTCCCTGCTAGGAACTGGAAGGTCTTTCATAATTTCTAATTTCCAGTGGCAAAAAGCCCCGAATTTCTACGGGGCTTTTCGTTCTTAAGACAACTCGCCGTTGTCTTTAAGGATATCTGAATGCTCCAAAGCAGCAAGAATTACTGCTGCTGCCTTGATCATGTCATCCTCAAAGTCTTCTTGTGTGAGAGAAACGCCACGGGTAAAACGTGAAGAGCTTTTACGCTTTGCTTGCTGGGTCAAATAGTGACTAGCAATTGCGATCCAGTCATTGACTGAATTCTTGCTGTCCCATTCTGACCCTGGCAAAGTTTTCTGGCGCTCACGCTCCGCGAGGATTCGCTCAAATAATGCTTGGTGTTTAGCCTGCATTGGATTCTGACTTCGCTGCCTTGCTGCGACGGTCACCGCCACGGCCTGACTTCTTTGGTTCTGCCACTGCGTCTTCCGCTGTTGTAGCAACAACGACAGTAGCCTCGTTAGCTTGTGTTTCCGCACGTGACTTTACTTGTGGACGAAGAGCTGGTGCATACTGATAAGCTTGCTCACGCTTCTTTGATGCTTCAGCTTCAAGCAGTTCAGCTTCGTACAGCATGTTAGTAGCCATTTGCATACGCTCTTCAGCCTTACCAGCGTGAAGGTTATTAACTACCGCATTGAACTTTTCAGCCTCAACTTCTTGCTGCTTTTCAACTGACTCTGGGAGAGTACCCATTGACTTCAGAACTTCTGTCAGAGGGATTGGTTGATTTGGTGTTGGGAGCATGATGACGTTAGCAACAGGCTCAGTACGCAGATAACCGTTCAGGTGGAACTCGGTCAGAACAGTACGGCCAGTTTCTGGGATCTGGCGTGTTGACATATAGTCAGCCAGGTTGCGGGCTTCTTGGCCTGCTGGTGCATTCACAATTTCAGCAATGATTTGCTCAAAGCGTGGGGGCAGAGCCTCGACGTCGATGATCAGTGCCTTGTCTTGTGACTCTGGCAGTTGCATGAAAACGATAACGCAACGACGGTCGGTTGACTTAATCTTGCCAATGTGTTTCTTGATTTGTGACATGGTAATCCTAGGGTATGAAAAAGGTTAGGTGAGAATCATGTTCATCACCTAACCATCGTTATCGCAAAGCGATTACTTGGCAGCCTTAGTAGCCTTCTTTGTAACCTTCTTTGGAGCTGGTGCAGCGGCAGCAGCTTCTTCTGAAGCTGCGTCAGCAGCGGCGGCTTCAACAGCCTTTGCTTCAGCTTCTTGAGCTTCGAGAGCGGCGGTAACGAAAGCGTTCAGCTTGTTACGCACTGCGATAACTTGTTCAATAACAGCCCAGCCCTTGAAAGCACCTTGTTCAGCTGCATGGTCGATAACCTTAACAGCGTTTTGCAGGTCAACGACGCCGATTGATGCTTCTTGTGCAACTGGTTGCTCGTTTTGAATGTCAGACATTTACTCAAACTCCTTTGTAATTATTATTATCATTGAGTAATGGTGATTTTAATTCTAACCACCATTACTGTCAAAATTTATTTGTGTTTGACTAGGCGAATTTTATCTTCTGGCCAATTGAGATAATCGATCCAGCTTTCGTGCCTAACCGTAATTGGGCGCGTTTTGGCCTTGTCAGCCATTTCAAAATACGAAGGACGGTATGGTTTAACTCGAGGCTTCATATGTGTGCTGTGGCCTTTCTTTGCATTGCAAGGACCGCAAGACGACACGATGTTATCCCATCGTGTACCACCACCGTTCTTACGTGGGACTACGTGGTCCATCGTAAGTTCGTCATAAGTGAAGTGGTTGCCGCAGTATTGGCAAACATGACCATCACGCAGGAAGACATTGGAACGGCTAAACTTCATATCACGTCCAGGCTTGATGTAATTCTTAGACATGACAACTGACGGCACACGCATCTCAATTGATGGTGAGCGCACGACCCAGTCTTCGTAGTAGGCGACCGGTGTTACCTTATCAGCGTACAGAGCTTTGATGGCTTCCATCCAGCCCATTGTGCTAACAGGTAATACGTTCACTGGTGAACCGTCCATGTTCAAAACAAGGACCTCATCACCAGTACCAATGCCAAGTTTAATCCGTTCCATAATATCTTCTTCTTTTTCTAAGTAGACTTAGTATTTAGGAACATTAAAGCTGTATTTAATGGGAGTTGAAATTTTCAATCTTTACTACGCCATTTACAAACCTAATGTCCATTGTGCTCAAGTGTCCTGACTTACTGCATCCTGTGTCAAGGAAAATTGCTTGACCACCTTTAGTCCCCCTATGCACCAACGGGAATTCGGTGCTGCGAATATCATGCCCCACTACTGCGACATGATCGTTTGGCAACTTATCGACCCAATTGTAGATGCGGTTAGGATAACCATCTTGCCTGCGGGGTGCGTCGTTATCGACTTCACCGAACAAGCACATCTCTTCAAACTTGCCACTAACGCGTTGATCAGTAACTTGCCAGATGTCATGATGTACTGCACCATGAGTAAATGCAAAATTCTGTGCAATGCGGTGGTTGCGTGACATGTTATACAGCGCTTTGAACCGACTCGTCCAGCGTTCCATCTCTGATTCGCCGAGTGCTTCGATTCGTGACGTTGTGACTTTATTGGCTTCGCTCAACTTGATATGCGAAGCGCCATCACGTTGGGTGACCCAACGGTAAATCTTCTTCTCATGGTTGCCAATGATGAACTCTGCTTCGCCTCGAGTTACAAGGCGATATGCTTCATCAATTGTCTCCAAGCTGTCACGACCATAATCCAGTGCATCGCCCAGAAACAACAAGAAGTTATTTCTGCGCCGTGCCCAATTAATTGCGCTCAACATTGAGTTCAGGGAACCATGAACGTCAGGTACAACCGTTACGCCGTCATACCCTCGGTTAATAAGTTGAGTAAACAAATCACTGTTGTCAAGTGGTTTTACGATATCAAGCTTTGAATGCTTGACGTCGATCACTTCAGCCAACTTGTCACCACGTACCAAGTCCTTGCGAACGTTCAAGTCGTTCACAAGATAAAAAACTGTCATGCCCTTGTTTACGGCATTACGAGCAAGTGCCATACGAGATTCACGACGAAGGTCAGGGACGTCAACTACGACACGCTGCCCAAGCGTCAATTTCGTCATTGCCTCGTGTTCCATTTCACGCATGAAGAGATTGCGCAGATCCGGTCGCTCTTCCCCACCAATCAAGCGGTTTTGCACCTGTTCGACACTAACGAACTCATGTGCGGGGAACTGACTTGTTATGTCAGTCGTATGTGCATCAATTAAGATGACTAAGCTGTTTAAAGGGATCTTCTTCATACCATGATTGTGGCATTTGCCATCTTGTTAATCAATTTAAAACGCCAGATATGGCGAAAGGGGCAACTAAGTTGCCCCTTTCAGTGTTTCAGTTAAGCTATCTGCGTTTCTGCTTATAGCTTGTCCTCCTGGGGCAATTGGGGAGGATTAGGTGCCGCAAATCCATTGAGCGCACCGTAGCAACCCAGAATGACCTGAGCATCCTCATGTGTGATTTCGTCCGCACGGCCGGCAGCACGACTCTGATCGCAGAGTGCGCGAATGAACTTCATTGAAGTTCTCGGCGTAGTGGACATATCAAACGGTTTCATAGTTGCTCACAATATAGATGAGCCAGACGATACGCATCGTCTGGCTAAAAGTCAAGCTTTCTTCTATTTACACTTCGAGATCAACGGGCTTGCGATAGTCGAACCACTTCAAATCACCCCAGAAGTGACGGACGTTCTCAATACGCGGGCCTGAGTGCATGTTCAAGTGAATGGACCACATGATTGACTCGATAACCTGTGTGAGTGCTGAACCCTCGTAAGCCCGAGAATACATACCCTCATTCATACGATTAAGCTTACCTGCTGCGGTTGACGGCTTGATGAACTCCAAGATGAAGTCCTTCTTCGTCGTGTATTTCACCCGCAATTCTGCAACTTCGTCGATGATCGCTTGAGCTCTTGCCGCTATGTTCTTGTGGAAATCTTCCTGGAACTTGGTCAAAGCTGCGCTGTCGTTTGCATCAAGAGCTGGCAGATAGTCATCAACTTTCTTGTTGACGATCATCTGAATCACATCCTTCTCAAACTGCAATGCTTCCTTACCGCGATGCAAGAAGCAGTACTCATCACCCTTGATCTTAGTCATGTGACCATCGGCCCAGCGGATAATGCAGCCTTCTGCGTTCTTGATATCACGCACGTACTGGATGAATTCCTTCAAGTCCTTGATCTCACCAGCAAACGCCTTTACAACTGGGACATTGAACGTTTTACCGAGCATCTTCAAACGTTCATATGGAATGTAAACACCAGTCACGTTGTCACGCATCGCAGTCAGAACAAGTTGATCTTCCGGATAGTCGATCACGATTGGTTGCTTGCGCGAGCACCACTCGAAAATTGGTGTATGGTTGATGTCTTCGCTGTAATGCACCAATTGCTTGTAGCCAAGTTCTGATGCATTCACGAAGTCATCCACCAATGCGGCAATCGGAGTCCAACCCATCATAGTGCCCCAATGGATTGGGTCGTTTTCGCCACGTTTGTCGAATGGACGAACTGGCCGCAGCATTGAACCATCAAGCTTGTCGATAACCACGTATGGTTTCGACAGGTCGATACGATAATCCATTACTTCAGGACGTTCGTTGATGTTGAAGAACTTATGAAAGCCACGCGCCAGAACTTGACCAGTCTTCGCGTCAAAGATCAAACCACGACATTCCCGCACGATCTTCGTTTCACGATCAACAACTTCGTCACCAGTAATATCGGGGAACAGGCCTTGCACTGATACCACATAGTCGAACACGATATAGCCCTCATCGGACTTGTTGCGTTCAACAAATGCGGGAGTTTGTACGCGAGCGTTTGCGTTGGCAATAGCGCGACGGACCTCTTCAATATCCGTAATGTGCGGAAATTCGTAATGCATTATTGTTCTTCTTTATTGTTATTTTAGATTGCCATTTTAACGGAATGGCAACTGCCAATCAACAAGAAAGCCACTTTAAAGTGGCTTTCTTGCTTTTCGAGGGTGTTACTACTTACGCCAGATCAGCGCGAGTCTTGACGACCTTGTCGATCAGACCGAACGCCAGAGCCGTTTCAGGGCCCATGTAGTTGTCGCGATCACACGCAACTTCGATCTCTGCGAACGTGTGGCCAGTGTTGTTAGCCAGACGTTGGTAGAGACGTTCACGCAGTCGTTCCGTTTCCTTCAGTGAGATAACTTGATCGCTGAACGTACCACGCGTACCCGACGAGATTTGGTGAATCATCACGGTCGAATCAGGAAGGGCGAAACGCTTGCCCTTCGCACCCGACGACAGAATCATCGAACCCATGGAAGCTGCCATACCAGTTACGATAGTGCAGACGTCAGGCTTGATGAAGTCCATCGTGTTGATGATCGCATTGCCAGACACCACGCTGCCACCAGGGCTGTTGATGTACATGTAAATGTCGCGATCGGGATCTTCTGCTTCCAAGTGCAGTAGCGATGCGATCGCCACGCTTGCCATTTGATCATTGACTTCACCGTCGATGAAGACAATGCGTTCCTTCAGCATGCGCGAGTAAATGTCGTACGAACGCTCGCCCTTACCGTCATTAACGATAACCATTGGTACCAGAGACATGTTTCTTATTCCTCAGTTTGATTTGCTAGATAGGCGGATGCGCCATCCATTAGTTTGAACATGATAGCGTCATTGCCATCTTCAAAGAAAATTACGAGCCTTGAGTTGGCGCTGTTATGATAAACGCCCCAACGGTTCTCGAACTTGTTGGCGATGTACTCGTCCATAAGCCCTACATGATCAACGCCATAAAGATGGGCACTTAGGTTGATCTCGACTCGTTCCCACTCGGGGGAAAACGGACCAGTTGCCTTTCTACCACTGTATTGACCAAGGATATCAGACGCCTTGAGCGTCACCCCTGTGAATCTAACTGCTCGATCTTTCATGTATTGTCTGTGAAGGGGTTATTGCTACTTTCCACACAGACAATTATACAAAATGGCAACCAAACGTCAACAGATATTTGCCAGTTTATCCGTTAGCCATTTGTCATGGATAGAAATGGCAATCGTTTGGCTATATTTGCCTAGGCCAATAATATATGGATGAAGCTGCTCATCAGGAAACTCGGTACCATTTGGATAAAATCCAACTGGATTTTCTGCATAGTCAATAGCAAGCCACCCCCAAACTTCTCGGTTGAAGGGTTGGGTTGAGTATTCCCAGTATTCAGCGCGGGCACACCTTGGATGTGGTGGTGGAATTTCTTCCGATACTTCGAATGCCATTCTTATACTTCTTCGAGCTCTTGCTCTTCGGCACGAAGTATTTCTCTTGCACGCATCAGGGCGATACCAAGCAAGTTAAGGACGCCTGCTGGCCACGTTGCGGGATCCCATGCACGAGGATCAGTCTCTTCAAGCCCAATACCCCAGATGCGGTCATAGGGGCTGGCTTCAACGATCATCATGTCGCCCGTACCAAGCAGCCATTCGCGATACTCTGGGATTTGGCCAAACTTAGCAACGCAAATACGCGTCATGATCTCAAGACGATGTTCGACCCATACGTCATCGACGTAGTTCTGAACTTGACGACCCAACGACTTGTGACCATATTCGATCACCTTACCATCTTTGTCCTTGATATCCCAAGGATACTTGGCATCAAGGATCTTCTGCCCCGTCACGGCGTCATTGAACAGCGCAGCCTTGTAGAACATCATGGCCTGTTCGCCATACGAATATTCTACACCGTCCATTACGAAACTTGGCGAGAAGTTCCAATTGGAACCCTTGTCATCGTTCCGCCAAAACAAAACCATGTTATTGACAATCTTCACTTCTTCAGACGCTCCAGTACTTCGTTTTGCGTATCAAGTTTCTTGCCACCTTGAATACGACCACCCAAAGCCAGATAGGCAATGATTGATGCCCAATGACTTGGGTTTGCCGAGAGATCGCTGACATCTGGGTCGAATGCAATCTTGATGAGCGCATCACGCTCAGCAGCATTTACGGCTTTTTCTTCCGAAAGGAAAAGTGGTTCAACGAGGATCTTGCCTGTCTCGACAAGTGACTGAATCATATTGCGATCTTCAGTCAAGTTCCAACGAGCATCATGTCCACGAATGGTGCGATAACGCCATGCATAGGCGTTTGGATTCATTGCCTTCTGCAACGACTCGTTGATTTGTTCTTTACAGCTAGAGCAACTAAGGCAAGCCGATCCAAGTTGGATGCTGCCTTTGCACATGGCTTCACTCATTATTATTCTCCTTATGTGCGCCAATGATTACAGATATGGCAACTGCAATCAAGCGTTGCCTGGTTTTATGCCGCTGAGTTCATTGAGCTTTTCGTAATACTTGAAGATACTTCGAGTAACCGCTTCTTCAGTCTTCCGTTTTTCTTCTTCTGTTTCTTCGGAAAGATCATCTGAAAAGTCAGACCATCTTTGTAGCTCTGCCGCTAGCTCACGTATGTCAGTTTCATATTCAGGATACTTTGCGACATACTTGGCGATGGTGTCTTCGGTAGGAATATCACTTTCGACTGCGAACTGCATGAGCACTTCACGTCGCTTGTCCATTTAGGCCTCGACCACTTTCCAGATACAGCTCTTGGTGTTCAGCAACTGACTCGCTACTCGTTCAGCATCTTCCCGATCGATCCACCTAGCAGCAGCACCGACGTCATGTGTCTTTTGCGCTTCGAAGTCAGGTGGACACACGAAGCCAGCATAGTAGGTAACCTCGAATTCAGGATGACCAGGAAAAGCTGGTACCAGCTGAATCACAAAGCTGAGCTCTTGATACTTGGAACGGCGGGAAATGTGTTTGCTGGGGTATCGGATGTCACCTTTGAGTGCAGACTTCAGGTTATCCTTGATTTCAGTGATCGCTAAACTTGCACGATCAGCTTCTGGGTTGCTGCGAATGACTTGCAGTTGGTCCTCAAGATCACTTAACGCATTCTCAATGGCACGCTTCTGCGCACCATGAGTCATTGCCACGAACTGCAACAGTAGAGCGGACTTACGCTCCGCATCTTGCACTTCTTCGACCCCCCTTGGAGGTCGGCTGGCGCGTTCCCAGACGTCTTCTACTAGCTGGTCTGTGTCGGTGTTAGAGAGCAACTCCAGTTCCTTTTGGCTAACCTTCATAAAGGTCCTCCGATGATTCAATTAACCATACGATAAGCTCATATGAGCTACTAGTCAACGCAATGATGGAGGACTTCTGCTGCGCAAGCTCACTCCTAAGTATGCACAACTTCTACAATCTGTGTGTTACTTGCATTACCTATACTTGTCACGTTCATCTGCGCGTTCACGACGCGTGATTTCAGTGCGCCAAGCGGTAGTGACATATCTGATCCAGGAAACGGTCCAGAAAGGGTCGAGACCAGTAGCTCGATCACTACCACACGTTCGCAGTGATCCCCACAGAGTGCGTGCTTCGTACCGCCGTTGCTCTACTAGCGTTCGCACTCGAGTGCGATGCTGTGGCATTATTTTTCGTTTTCCTGATCGTCTTAGCATGAATTCGCCTAATGAAAAGAAGCCCCGCGTTAAGCGAGGCTTCTACCGCCCTACAAAGCAACCTTATTTGCCCAGCTCATAGTAAGCCGTGAGGCCGAACGGAGCAACAATGCTGGTCGAACCATGGATGATGAACAGCGTGTCGCAGTAGTCGGGATCACCCCAACCACCACCCGGGTAACCGTCAGTGAACATCACAAAACGTTGCGGCTCAATACCTTCAGCCTGCATGAATTCCCAGTTCGCTTCGAAGTCCGTACCGCCACCACCTTGCGGTTCGTACTCCATGATCTCGTCCAAGTTGTCGTGACCGAACACCTTGACGTTGTAAACCTGCGTGTCAAACGTCCACAGCGTGAGCTTGAAGTCCTTGAAGGTTTCCATGATGCCCTTCACTTCGCTCAGAATCTCCATCAACATTTCTTTCGTCATCGACCCCGAAGTGTCGATTGCAACGCAAATGTCAACGGTGTTCATGTTGCTCATACCTGGGAGGAAAGCACCCAGGTTCCAGCTACGGCGATTGATCTTCTGGAACGTGAAGTCATCCTTCAGTGCGCTCTGAATATGCGTATCCAGCAGAGCACGCCAGTCCATCTTCGGCGTCGTGAACGCGTCGATCAAGCGTTTCACACCTGCCGGCGTCTTGTCAGCGCCAGCAGCTTGCGCAGCTTGAATCGTTGCAGCACGGATTTCGTTACGGATGTTTTGCAGGTCTTCTTCCGTCAGCTTCGGCGGACCATCCTTGCCCATCACGCGAACTTCGATTTCCTTGCCTTCACCGCCACCATCGCCGTCTTGATCACCGCTACCCGCTTCCAAGTGCTCGTCAAGCGGCATCTTGATAACGGTGCTGTTCTTTTCCAGCAGATCGTACACTTCTTCCGACGTCATTTCGTCGGTGTACTTGTCGTCGTACAGACCGCCCGGAGGCATCTGGCCAACTTCTTCCTTCACCAACGTGTAGTTGACGATGTAGTCAGCAGCCATGTTGTGAATCTTCGGATCACGTCCGCCGCGTCGACCCATGTGATCGTACACAACGTGAAGCACTTCGTGACCGATCAAAAAGCGCAACTGAGCAGGCGTCAGGCTCTTAATGAATTCACGGTTGTAGTAGAAGTGACGACCTTCTGTTGCCGCAGTCTTACACCACGCGCTCGCATCAACGAGCGTCAAACGTGTTGCGAGAGTGCCGAAGAACGGTTTCTCAAGCAGAAGGTTGACACGCGCTGCAACGATAGCTTTGACTACCGGATCGTCGAGATTTGTTGCCATTAGTAATGAACTCCTCGTTAGCTTTTCCGCAATTATAGCACGACTGGCAACTAGTTCAATCTAAATTACCAGGTGTGGCAGCACTAAAAAATGGGAGGGGTTGCCCCCTCCCCCAGTGCAACCGCCCGCACTTAATTTGCCATGATCAGCGACTTGTAGCGCTCAGCGAACGCTGCGAAGTTCTTCATGTTCTTTGCGTCGAACACCAGGCGGAACGTGCTCAGTGCCGTCTTCGCGCCCATCACGCAGATTTCCGGTTGGAAGTTTTCCAGCATGAAGCCCAGGAAGTTGTCAGCCTGCTTGGTCCAAGCGTCCTTCTCGGCCTTGACCGTGCTCTTCTTGACCTTCTCCCAGCCGTCGCGCAGCTCGTAGCACATTGCCGTCGTCAGTGCGTAGCACAGCGAAACGTCAGTACGCTTGAGTTCCTTGATCGAACCGTCGAGGATCGAACGCGGATCCGGCAGATCAGCAGCATTGCGGCGGTATTCCATGAACTGAACACCAACGCCGTCACCAACTGCACCCGACACCAGGCCCGTCAGCACGAACTCTTGCAGGTCCGGATCGCCTTCCAGCATCTTCGACACAAACTCCCACGAACGCGGGGTAGCAAAACCACGCGAAGCAGACAGCGGGTCAAACTGGAACAGTTGGTGCTTGAATGCAGTCAAGAAGCCAACCACGTCCTTGTTGTACTTCGACTTCAGTGCAACTTGCTGCCAGTCGTCGAAGCTCGACACCATTTCAACGTGGACGAAACGGTTTGCCAGCGGGGTCGGCATGCGGAACGTAACACCCTTGTCCGTCTCGCGGTTACCTGCTGCGATGATCATGCAGCCTTCCGGCACTTCATATTCACCCAGCTTGCGGTCAAGCACCAGCTGATAAGCAGCAGCTTGAACGCTCGGCGGCGCGCTGTTAAACTCATCCAGCAGGATAATCATGCGGGCCTTCGGGTCATGCGGGAGCACCAGCGGCGCCGACCACTTCATACCCTTGACGATCTCGCCATTGATCTCTTCTTCACACGGATACGGGATACCGCGGATATCCGTCGGGTCCATCTGCGACAGTCGAATGTCAACGAAACCCATTCCCAGTTCAGCAGCCATCGCCTTAATCACGGCCGACTTACCGATACCAGGGGCGCCCCACAGGAACAACGAAACTTGCTTGTCGTGCAGGTGACGGATAACCGACGACGTTTGCGAGGGGGTCAGCGTCAGGCTGTCGACTTTCGGGGCGGACTTGGATTGCTTGGTGCTCATTCTTGTGATGCTCCTTCGTATTGGGCGGTTGTTTATTGCGTTACTGCTAACTGTTTGCTTTGCTTTGTTTGCTACAGTTTCGCTACTTTAACGATTTGGTGCCATTGCGTCAAGCGTTTTTTGTAATAAGAAAAACGTTGTGGCTTTACAACGAAATGAACAATTTGAAAGAGGAAATCTTTAGAGGTCAGGCTGCAAGCTGCTGCCGTCGATTTGCAGCCTGAATCTGGTCTCAATCAATGTATCAATTTTGCCGTCCGCCAATTTTAGCATCATTGCCAAATCGCTGTCGAACGTAGTCAAAACTTTTTTGGAAGTCTTGTTGTCAATGTAATACGGAAGGATAGAGATACGATCCAAGTATAGTAAATGGGGAAGTTTGACACGGACGCCTTCTCCAAGGAAGACATCGTAGGATTGAACGTAAGTTTTGAGGAGTTGTAAACCTACATCAGATAATTTGAGGCCCTTGGCAGTGTTGCCAGGGGCCCCTCGGTAATTGATAAAAATCAATTGGCATACTTCCTGCGTCGTTTTACCCTCGACCATCTTTTTAAGAGGATTATCCGATGCAGTCAGTTGCGAGATAATAAGATCAGCTATCTTGACCTGAATCGTCATCTGACTCAGCTTCAGGATCAAATTCATTTACCAATTCACCAGCTGTGAGCTTGTAAACTGCGAACTTGTCTGTTTTGAACAACTTGTTGAGCTTCTCAGCCAAATTGAAAGCATGTCCAGGGTTACTGAACGATACCTTTTTATACTTGGGACCAGGATAGTTCACCAAGCTGTTCAATGAGCGCAAATTGATTGGACGACCTTCGTAAAAAACTGCGAAGATAGCGTCGGCAGCCAAGATCTGCTCACTCTTATATGTCTTGTTGTCTGTGTGATTCAACAACACAGATGGCTTAGGACGGCTCATAATACACCTATAAAGCAAAAATTCATGTACTAGTATTTATGCGAAAGTGTCAATATTTAAAACACTCACGTTAAGCCAGGTGAAAGAGCCGCGATGCTTTGCCATGAATCAATGAAAATGAACCCCTGTTATGGAAGCCACAACAGGGGTTCGAGGAACAGCAATGTAATTGAGGACTTAGCAGCTTCCCGCTAAGTTGAGGCCTTTGGCCTTTATTGAATTATAGAGTATATCAGCGCGGGCTGTTTTCTGCACCGCACAGCCAATTCTACGCACAATTGGCTGAAACGCAAGCATTAAAAGTCTGCGTCAAAGTTTCCTGCTTGGTGGCGTGCAACTACATCACTCTTGATGAGTTCCTGGTAGCCACCTACACGCTCGCCATCAACGAAAATTTGCGGAACTGAACGAACACCCGCGCCACACTTTTCGTAAAAAGCCTTACGTGCTTCGTCGTCATCCAAGTTGATTTCTGAATATTCGATGCCATGCTTCTTCAAGTAATTCTTAGCTTGAGTGCAGTATGGGCAAATTGTCTTGCTATAAACTACTACTTCCATGATTTTTCCTTAAAATGATCCACCGGCCAGCTTCGTGGGCAGTGAAGGCGGCATCACCGCGAGCTGCTGCACTTTCTCCAGCAGGTCGTTCAACTGTTCACGTAATTGCTGATTATCTTTGGCCGTTGCATACGCAATCGCCGCCAACAGTTGTTGAGCCTCGGCGATGCTGAATCTGACCTCCTTTAGATTGGAAGCTTGCGCGTATGCAATACGTGTTGCAACCGTCTGAAGAATTGTCAGATCCATATTTACCCTACCTGCCGGTTAAGTGTGGACAAGTTGTTCATCATTTCGAGACGGGTCTTGAATGGACCCGCGCTCTGATACTGCTCAACTGTCTTCAACAGAGGACAGAAGCTTGGCACCCAGCGCTTGCTGAACTTGATGGTCCAGAAACCAGCCACGTGCTGAACTTGCTTGCCGCGAACATAGACTGGGCGTTCGCCACCGTCCATAACCGATACGTTTGTATGCTTGAGTGGGAAGCCCTCGATGTGATCAACGATATCGCCATCTTCCTTCGCTTCACTGATCTGTTCTTTTACTTTGCCACCAAGGAACTCCTTGATGTCCGACATTGATGAGAATGTCGTCTTGGCTTCTGGGGTCATATAGATGAACTCCGCATCGCCCTTATAGATAAAGCCCACTGGAGTGCCGTTCGCGTTGGCAACCCAGCTATTGGCCGTGACCTTGTGCAGATTGATTGACATTTTATTCGTTATCCAGTGATGACAGAGTTTTGATGTCTTTCATCTCTTTAATGTGTGCAACAGTTGCGCGGACGCCATCAGCATCTGACAAGTTTGCATTGTCAAAGCGGCGATCACTGCGCTCAACCGCATACAGTAGATTGTCTGTGATGTACGCTGGTAGTGTTGCTGGTGCTTCTACACCTTCTGGCAATTCTACTTCTGCCATAACCAGATACAAATTGTTATTGTATGAATCGTGGAAGAAATCCACTTCCCACATCAGATCACCTTCTGGTACCGAAATGCGGGTCTTCTCGATCTGGTTGCGAGCAATAGGGAACAGCCGATCGAAGTCTGCCTGTGACAGTTCAGTTTCGATTTCAACCAGTCCGTCAGGAGTGTGCAGTTTGTAAGTGAACAGCATTTCACTTTCAGCTGGCACGTATTCCTTTGTTTCGGGATCCAAGTGACCATAAGCATACTTGTTCACGATGCGGCGAATACGCGCATTGCCGGGAAGGTATGCTTGGAAAATCTTATCAACCGTTGTTGTGCCGAGAAGTTCGAGATCAGTCATAAAGCCGATCTCGTTCTTTGGCAGCAAAACGTACTTACGTTCGTTTTCAATAGCCATTTTATTTTGAGTAAGGTGCGTTCAAATATTCTGCGTGATCTGCTGACTCTTTGCTCAGATTGACAAGGCCGTTACGCTCACAGAAGCGGAGGAAGTGAATACCAACGCCTTGCTTACGGGGGGTCTGAACAGCTTCAACAATCACTTCATCCATGAGACCCTTGATCTCGTGTGGTTGTTCAGTCAAGTCGATCAGCATTCTGTTGAAGTTGTATGCGTCAAGCACACGAACTGTCTTGGGATTGCCGTCATCATCCTCGTCATGCCATTCCTGGAGCATCAAGTTGTTCCAGTTGTAACCCAGGTCGTTTCGATCTTCCCATGCGGCTTCCAGCTTTGTCGCACGCACTTTTGGATATGCGGAGAAAATACTATCACCGGAATCACCACGCATGCACTTGAAAAACAGTGCTTTCTTCCACCAGTCTTGCTCAACCGAGAACAGTTCGTTCTTCTTGAGTGGCTTACCGACACGAAGCTTGCCATCGTTCTTGAGACCAAATTCAATCATCTGGCCAGCCTTGTCGTAAATGCCTTCTGTCGTGATCAACAGTTCGCGCACGCCATCATAGATTTTAACATTCGGCGCAAGCATTTGGATGAAGTCAGTGTCGCCACTTACTAGCAAGTGATCATCATCTGGGTGAATCTGAATGAATCGCGCAACCCAGTCATCGCCCTCAACACCGTCGCTATGCAGCACAGTGGCATTGGTCTTTTCACGAAGGAACTTAATCAGTTCTTCGAATGTCTCGCGGAAGACTTGATCCTCTTCTTGATCAGCAGCCTTGAGGTTTGCCAGCTGACGTTGGACTTTACGTGCTGACTTGTACTTTGGATAAACTTCATATCGCCAGCTATGACCTTCCAAGCAGAACACCACGTGATCTGCCTTGTATTCGCGCCACAGCTTTCTGATTGAACGGAAAACAGCGTGGAGAGCCAAACCCGCTTTCGAGTACGCGTCACCCTGAACGGCGTGACGGCAACGATAGAAAAGATTGGCCGTATCAACAATGATATATTTGGACATATTATAGTTTTTATTATTGTCGGCGCTCTAGCAAAGCTAGCTCACCATAGAGCTATTCTAGCTGGTTATTACATGGCAAGCAAAATAGAAAAGGGGCATTGCGCCCCTTTTATCAGCTAAAGTCTGAGCGACCGTTCTGATGTCGCACTTGATTGATGATACGACCGCTATTGAATGGAACCGTATCTGATTGCATGTTCTCGTGGATTACTGAACGGCACAATTCTTCAAACCACTGCTTAACGATTTCTTCTTCAGTCAAGCCATTAAAACCATGCGACTGCAACAGTGAGATCCAGAGATCGTTCCAATCAAACTCGAAGAACAATCCTTCAGCACCTTCTGCTGGATTGTAATCACTGTTGATGACGGCAACATATGGCTCTTTCTTGATGTTGGCAACTGCTTTCTCGTATGGGATCTTTTCGATCTTGCCATATTCAAAATCAACTTCAAGTTTACGCAGAGCAAGTTCATCACCGTCAAGGGTGATTTCGGCCTTGGAGATCGCGTATTCATATTCACTGATTTTATCTGCTGCTAAGTTGATGTCAAGCTTGCGAATAGCTAGCTCGTCACCTGTCAGGAGAACTTCAGCACTGGTGATGGCAAAGTCATAGTCACTAAGTTTGCCATGCTTATTATGCACGCGAGCAAGTTCGAGAGCCAAAGCTTTCTGATCGCCCGCGTATTCAATCTCAATCACACGCTTGTCATGTTCAAATGCGTCGGTCTTCTTGTGCTTGAAATCGACCTTTGCTTTTGCCAGCGCGTGTTCTTTGGTGCCCTTTTCGTGATCGATATCAACAAGCTTGCTATCGAGTTCGTGGCCATCAAAGTAATACTCTGCTTCTGCACGTTCGCGGGTTTTACCGCGCAAGCCCCAGCTACCTGGTAGCCATCCGAATGGAATAATTCTTTTCTTCATTGGTCAGTTGATAAGGATTTTCATCCCCAAACTTGAGACCAATGAAAGCAAGAATTCCACCTGAAACAATCGTGTAAAGTGTCAAGCCGCCTACTACCGCAAGGAAAGTCATCATGTCTCTAGTTCAGAGTTAGTTGTAATACGTTATTGTACAGCCGCGGGTAGCCAATTCAAAAAAGAAGGCACCTTTAGGTGCCTAGTGTATTCCCGCCTTGCTCTCTTACCAATCCTTGATCGAATCAAGTTCAGCTGACAGCATAAGACGCTTCATAGCCATGAAGCTATGGATTATGTTCCGTTCGCTCCAGATGAAGTCTTCGTATGGGGCGTATGAGTGGCAGACACAATCGTGAACGTACGGTTGCAGATTATAGAGTGACTTGTAACTAATACCATCAACACCATCAGCCAGGATAAAGGCTTCAGGATCGTTCTTGTGCATCTTAAGGTAGTCTTCTTTTTCATACTCAGTCAGATATCGACTATCAATTGCGACGTGTGTTCTACCACATTGACATTCAATGACCGGCCCACCACCACCCCTGAGAACACCAAGGAACTCGTTGCTAGCTGGGGTTTTACCAATTCTGAATCTGCTCATAGCCACGTTAATTTAAATTGGAGTGCATTGTCGTCGTCATCAATCGAAATGCCTACAAGGGGTACCATCTCGAAAGTATGTGGGTCAACACTCACCGTATGATTGAAAGTGTGCAACACTGCTTTGTCTTTAAGCCACGTCATCATACTTTCATCAATGATGATCATGGGGCCGCAATGGTCTTCTTTAAGAGTGACGTACTTTCCAGGAATTCTGAGCTTCATAGCCATGTCAGCTTAAACTCCACTGCAACTGCTATGTCGTCAATCACGATTGCCATACCCATTTCGTCCTTCACAAAATCGTACGCACGTTGAAGCTTATAAGTGGTCTCACGCTCTTCCAGCCACTCAGCCAGATGGGGTTTAAGTTTGTAGTCGAACAACGTCCCCGAAACTTCTACTTCTTTGCCGAATGCTTTATCAGCAAATCGACGAGACATTTCTGTCCGATTCAGGTCCACGGTATAGTGGCCTTTTTCTAGCTTTATATTCGTAGTCATAACCAGGTGAGTTTGAACATGACGGGCATCGACGGGTCTTCAAAATAAATGGCTAGCAAACCCCCGTAGCCATTAAGTCGATACGCGCCATTACACGTTTCATCTAACCATTGCTGCAAATCTTTGTTAGGGAGCAGTATGTCATAGCCATAATACTTTGCTCCCCTAACAAGTGTTAGGGGAACTACGCACTTTGACCATTTCCCCACGTAGTTTTGGTATTGTAATACAAATGAATTGAACTGCATACAACTACGGGAACATCAGCCTGAAATGCACTGCTGCGCCGTTGTCCCAGAACAACAGCACTTGGTTGCCAGAGTCATCACAGGGTAGATATGTAAAATCTACGCCTGGCGTGAATGTTTGTATTAGCCAGTCCTGCACTTCTTTCTTTAGCCGAATTTCTAAGCTTTCGAAAGATGACGGTCGATATACCGTCCGGTCTGGCAATTCTTCTTCTACTTCATCAAATTTGATTCGGTAATCAAGATGACGTGGTAGCAACTTCACGCGTGTTGGAGGAGTAGTCATTACTGTTGATGCGGGTTGGAACAGATGGCATCATGATACACTATGGCTATTGCCAGTTCAAGCAAAAGGGGAGCAGTTGCTCCCCTTACACCATATACTTCATTTGGAAGTCGAATGCTTCGGTAAAGTCATCAAACACAATCCACCAAAAGCTTTCCTGAGGGTTTGCATCTTCTGTCATGTACAGCACGTTGAAGCCTTCACCCCTAAGATGATTGTAAACACAGTGCCAGTCATAATATGACGCTGGTATGTTTTTCTTAAAACAGTACTTGTCGCCTACTTGATAGATGCCGTTGTACTTCATTCGATGACCTCATCCTGAAAGTCAGCAAACACCAGTTTGAACATCAGTGCAACATCATCGTCCTCTATGAGCAAACAAGGACCGTATTTTTCATCAGTACCAAAGTAGTATTCACACTTGGTGTCTCGCAACCAGCCTTCGATATCTGGCTTCAGCTTTGAGAAATTAGACATGAATCTTCTTGGTACTGCAAATACGGTGCTCATATTACATCCAGGTTAACTTGAATTCCATCGCGTTGATCTCGTCAGCAAAGAACAAGAAACCACGCTTCTCGAATTTAAACTTGTCAGTGTCGTACCACGGCATTGCATCATAGTCCCAGTCAACACCACGCTTGCCTTTGTGTTCAAGCCACTCTTGCAATTCTGGCACCACATTGACTGGGACATCTTGTTTCTTCTCAAGCTTCTCATTCAATATGAATGCGCCTGCAAGAAAAACGCCCGTCTTGAACAGGCGTTTTGGAATCAAGACGTGATAGTCCATTACTTACCGATCACGTTGGCAAAGACGTAGGCATGAACTCGTGCAGCAACATTGTAACCGCGTCGGCAAGCTTCTTCAGCAACCTTAGCGGCAACCTTGTTCTGGCCTTCAACAGTCGCACCTACGGGCATGATCCAAATTGGCCATTGGACACCAGCTTCACGGAATGCGGTCGTGAATTCTTCGATTTCCTGCCATGCACGATCGCTACCATCGCAAACATACTTCAACTGACCATGATTGGACAAACGCGCATATTCTGCAACAACTTCTGGTTGCAAAGCATCAGCCTTTTGTTCACCACTCAGGTACAGCTTTGGTGATACTGACCAGAACCACTCAATACCAGCCAGTGCTTCTTCCTCAGCATCAAGGCCAATGTAGTTCTCTGCCTTCATGTTGCGAAGATCACGCATGTAGAAAGTGTCCTTCAACGCTTTGTAGTCAAAGTCAAGTGCTGAGTCACGCTCGCCAGACAGGTATTCAGCAAATTTGCTGCGTGCCTCTTGTGTGCCGTTTGTTTCAACAGTCACGTACTTGGGCACATTGCCACGGCGTGCAAACTCTTTCATGATGTCCACGATTGCATGCTGGTTCATCATTGGCTCACCACCGGTGAATGCCAAGTGGGTCCATTGACCGCTCTTTGGATGCAGGAACTTGCCTTCTGGGTTGTGGCCACCCTTTTTCAGGAACGCTTCCAGCTCGTCGCAAATTTCTGCAACAGTTGCGGTGTGAGCCAAGTGTGCGAACTTCTTCGACCAGCTATATGAGCTATCGCAGCCTGTGTTGAAAACAGGCAAGTCTTCCATCCGCTTGATGGATGAAATGTCAACTTCTTGATAATGCAGATCCCATGATGCTGGGTTTGTTGGATCAGCTTGACCGAAGCCATTGCATTCGAAGTTGCAACCCCAGAAGCGAACCCATACGGTTGGCACACCAGTATAACGGCCTTCACCCTGGAATGTGTCACCGAAGATCTCGGAGTATTTGTATTTCTTAACGTGTGTTGTCATTTTGTTCTTATTCTTGATCTGGCACTTCGACCAGCTTATAGATTCTGTATGGATTACGCTTGAGTTCTTCTTCATTCAGCTTGCTATTGCAGAAATGCTGAAAGCCTTTAGCATCAGACATTGTGCCGAAGAAAACTTCATTGTTGCCCATCATATAGGCACCAACAGCACCTTGAGGCTCATGCGCTCTCCAAGGGCGACCTACTGCATAATTGAATTTGAT